TATCTATATTATTTTTTACAATAATCTTCATAGATTTCTCCATGCTGATTTACCTTTAAACTGTAAACCATGCTGCTTTGCTCTTCTAATTACTGTTGACTGACTAACACCAAAAGTTCTTGCACAATCATAACTTGATGCACCATCATTAATCTTTTCTTTAAGTATCTTTATATTTATAATTTTGCTCATAAACTTTTTAGCTCCTTTATCTTTTCATTAGCATAAAATATAAGCTTCTCTAAATCTTCTATATTATTTTCTTTCTTTTCGTGTCGGTGCAAGTATTTATGCATATTGCCTACACAATAAGCCATGTATCCTTGCTTACCTAATTGTTGTCTTATGTAGTCCAATGATTCTATTTTGTCATCGCAATAGTGTCTTGGCTTTAGTACTGAATCAAACTCGTCAATCATTTATTTCTCCCATGTAATCTGTTTGCTTGTTTCTGCAATGATCTCTCAATGTATCTATCAATTATCTTGCTTATTATTTGTCTTATCTTTCCCATTCTTAAATATCTTGTGCCAGTTAGCATCTATCTTTTTCTTATCTTCAGGTCTCCTTTTATCTCCTTTTGACATTTGCACGCCTATCAAGTTCTCGTTTACATTTAATCCTAAGTTTAGGATTTGCTCTATCTGAATTAATTATATCTAACAATTCTTCTAATTTAGTATTCTTAAGATAAAAATGCTCAACAGTAGTCTTACCTGTTTTTCTATCATAGTGCTTTACGCTTGGTTTAAGTTTTGTTGGCATAATTAATCGTGACAAAAACAAGTTTCAATTGTTTCATCTTCAAATAAATTTATTTGTTGTTTTGTTATATCAACTAGCTCAATGTAATTTGGTCGATCTTTTCTAAATACTGCTCCACTTTGTTTACCAAATTTTGCTTCTTGTTTTATCCACCAATCAGCTAATTCAGGTCTTTCACTAATTATACCTTGCAGGGTTTTTGTATTTTTCAAAAAACATAAATCACAATTACCCGCAGGCGTTTTGCCATCAAAATTTCTTAGCTGTAAATCAAAATTACTTTTTTGCCAAAACTTGGTTACATCATTAACAGTATGTTTAGCATCATACATTGGAGTAATATTCGTCCATAACTCATAATCATTAGCTTTTCTTGCATTAACAACTCTTCTTGGTTCATCATATCTAAGACCTATGACGCTATACCAAGTCTTGTAATTTTTTATTTTTTTCATAAATCTTTGCATAGTCTTTATTTTTAATTCGCTACTACAAAATCTAGCAACAGGATTAGGCAAAATCTGTCTTTGATCTATCAACCTCTCAAAAGGTTCGCCATTTCTACTTGCTGTTTTGTAATTAACAATTTTTGTTCTGTGTATAGGTCTTTCATTTCCAAAATAATGTTCAACCCAATTAATATGTATGTCCCATTTATTTGATATATCATTTATAAAATCTAATGTTTCAGAAGCTTCCTTACCTGTATTAGCAAAAACTACATGAATATCTTTAGGTAATTTACCATCATAAGCATTAAGAATATTCCACAACATAAATCCTGATGTTCTCCCACCACTAAAACTAACTAATGCAGGTGTTGGTATTTTATAAGGATTTATCATAATTAATCTTTGTAAATGTAGGATTAAAGTTTCCCTGTGTTAATTCTTCTTTAGCATCTATGCAATGTTCAGGAATACATCTAAACAATTCTTCAATGCTAAAAATTATGCAATCTTCTTCTTGCTTGTATTTATCATAAACATTTTCTAACTCATAGTCATTACCAACTATAAGTGCATATTTATCTTTATTGTATTTATAACAAGATACATTCGGATCAAGTTCTGCATACCCATTATCTGTAGCAGCTTCAATGATTGCATCGTAAGCTCTGTGCATCATCTCGCACATAGAAAATATCTTTTTATAATTTTGTTTCTTTAATGATTCTCTAAACATATATTCTGCTCTCTCAAACTTTAAAGCAACATTGCTTGGTATTATCTTTAACAATCTTTGCTTACCACCCCATTTCTTTACTATTTCAGATTCAAGCCTTCTAAATATCTTAATTTGTAACAAAGCATTATCTTTATATATATGTTTCATGGATATATCAAAAACTTGGATCTTTGCGGATATACGGATATATACAAGGTATATATATATCCGATATATCCACTACAAGGTGATTTCGGATAGAAAATAGCCAATTTATATCCACTTTATATCCACATCTATCCACTTTTCTATCCACTAAAACACTCCTTCATCCCATTTTTTAGCCTGATAACCATAATTTTCTTTGTAATGTACTAATCCTTTTTCCTTTAATTGTTTTAATCTTCCTTGAGCAGTCTTGCGTTTTACCTTTAATATACCCTCTATATCAGCTGCATTAAGCCAAACACTTACAGGATCATCAGGACATTGTTGTTCAGCTACAGTTATAAGTGCCTTTATAGTTTCTTCATTGACTGTAGATTCTTTAATGTCTATTGGCTTATCTTCTGGTATCAATACACCACTCGTTAGGTTATCGAAACCAAGAAGATTTACTTCGTGAAACTTGTATTGCATCTTAGCCATACCCATTCCATCTTTGTTAAGTGTTTGCTCAAAATCAACCCACATTTCATCGATAATATCATCTCTACTTACTTTGAACTCGTAATCTAAGCTAGCCTGTATGACACTTGATCCTCTTGCTCTAGCATTTGATCCATGACCTGTATGATGCACAAAGCAACAAGTAGCACCAAACTCAGCAACTAACTTATCTAATCGCTGTATAAATAAACCAACATCTTCACTAGAGTTCTCATTACCAGAAAAGTTACGCTGAAATGTATCAAATATAATTAAACCTATACTTCCATACTGTTCTTCTATCTCTCTACAAGTTGTCAACAACTTATCAAATTCATCATCTTCTGTAATCCTTGCACCTCTGTTAGATAATAGAAGCGGTGCTTTTGATAAGTCTTTATTAAAATATTGCTCATAAGCTTTTATTCTTCTTCCTACTCCTCTCTTGCCCTCTCCACATAAATACAGCGTAGTTGCCTGTTTACTTGTACTTCCATAAAACTCTTCTCCCATAGCAACAGCACAGGCCATAGCTATAGCTACAAAAGATTTACCTGATTTAGCAGCACCAAAGATAGACATAACTGATTCTTTCTCGAACATATCTTGTATCAACCAATCAGGTTCTTTTACTTCCGCCATAACTTCATCGATACGTTGGAAGTAAATATCGCTTTTAGGTGGCAACATTTGATTACCTTTGATGTATTGCTCTAATGCAAAACTATTGTCAAAGTAATTATTTTCATTGGCATCCCAAAGATCGTCTTTATCTGCAAAGTCTTTTGGCGGTAAAGCTATCTTTACGCTACACCCATTCTTCTTTAAATACTTCCCTAACTCCCACGCAGCTTCCTTACCTACATCATCATTGTCTGGAAAGATGTAAACATCTCTCTTAAATACAGGTGTCCAATCTGATTTCTCCCAAGACTTAGCTCCACCATGCCAACAGGCAACATCGCCATCATAGAGCTTGCCTGCTCCCAAGCACGCCTTCTCGCCTTCATTAACAAGCACAGGCTTATTGGGATGGCTGCACTCACTATAGATAGGCAACTTGCCCTCTGGCCTACGCATTACCCAACTATCACCAAACTTCGTAAAAGGTGCATACTTTTGTTTTATCGGATGTCCTTCTGGGAAGCGTAAGACTAAAAAGCTGTCATTGTATTTAAGTTTAATATCAGCTTGCGACCAAAGTTTTAATAAAGTGTCTCTAGAGAAAGACTTTGCACCCACTATTTTAGGAGTAGTTACGGCAACATCACGAGTAGTGGAGGTAATTATGCTGTTGCCATTGGATGCAAAGCCTTGATCGAACTTTTGCAAAATGTCTTTCTCTATATTGTTTGTCTCTAATAACCAAGCTACTCCACCACCTTCATCATTCTCGAAGTCAAAAAAAGTACCTGCTTGTACATTAAATACAAAGCTTCCTTTTGATCCCCACCGCCATTCTTTATCTGTTTTAGTTTTTGGTTCTCCTAAGACCTCTAAAGCAATTTGTGGAGCTACATTAACCCACTTATCTTGCATGATCTAGAATGGTAAATCATCTTCTGTCAAATCACCACTCTTAGCAACCTGTTCATCAACCTTATCACTTAGACCTGCATTTGGACTAATCCAATCATCATCATTCGGTGCATCAAACGTAGGTATAACAAAGGTATCTTTTCTTTGCTTCCAATCTACAAAAGAGAAGTTAGCTCTATTAAAGTCATTCATCTTACCTTTTATAGTTTCTGTGCCTGTAAATGCAAAGCATGGTAACGCAGGCTTTTTCTCATTCCATTGGTTATAACAACCTCTTAATATCTCTAGCATTGTTTGATACTCATTTACGCTGTTGCGTTGCCATAGCAAAGGTCTATCCTCTACACCATCTACCATCACCCAGATAGAAAAAGCTCTTGTCCAACCCTCACCTGCTGGTCTTTCAGTTTTAGCACCGACAACAGTATCCCAAACAAACTCATAGCCACTCTCATAGCGTCCCCAACCTGTTTGCAATGTATCAAGATCAAGTTGCATATATTTAAACTTACATTCCTGATCTGCAAGCTTAAATTGTTTATCCCTACTGATAAACTTTAGATAAATTGAATTATCTGATTCTTGTAGTATTTCCATACTTCTCTCCTTTTTAATGAACTACTTTATTAGCAGTTATTATTTCATATTCAGCTACAAGAAAAGCAGTGTTGCTCTCCTTCCAACTCCCAAAATCTTCAATAATTATGCCTAAAAAATCTGCTCCACGTTTTAACTTACAATATTCTTCCCAACAATATTTATCAAAAGCAGCATCATAATTAATTATTTCTTCCATGATTGAACTTCATATTTAAGAATATCTAAAAACTCCGCAAAAGATGTGAAGGCAACAGGATGATGATACTCACTATTACTTATATTTGAGTTAATCATACTTAGGGGGAACGCTACTCTAATAGGTAAATGATTAAATTTAAAAATTAGAACAGGTGTATTTTCATCTCCTGCTGCTTCACAAACTTGTCGCCACCATTTCTCTTGATACCAATTATTACTATTTCTAGCATAGTTTTTACATTCAAAATAAATGTAGCGTAATTTTAAATCAGGTTGATTCTTTTCTTGATACTGGTTCAGGTTTCTACTTACTCTATCGTCTAAGTGTGTTGTCTCAAGCATAGCGTTGATCTGCTTTGCACACTCTCTCTCAAAAGCTGCTCCTTTTGCTCTAGCGTTTACCATCTATTATCCTTATTGTTCTAACAACGCTAGTGCCATTGGCAAAGTTAGTAAATTCATGCACTAATGTTTCATCTTTTAAGTCTCTTGACCAACCCATTGATTTTATTTCCTTTGCTTTTTTTTCTTCTTCTAGCCTTAGTCTAGCTTTTGCTACTTGTTCGTTAAACTGTGTCATAAGTTCTCCACATCAAAATCTACATTATTAAGATCGTGCTTAACAGAATTAATACCTAGTTTTAAAAAGTATTCTGCAAGCTGTCCCATTGGTTTACCTGTTTGTGCTGATAACACCTTAAGTTCTTTATGTACATCTTTGTAAACCCAAACTGCTTCCTTGCCTATTTTCTCCATAGCTTCCTCGTCAATAAAATCTGTAAGTTTAGTTTTCATTACCTGTTGAATCATCATACATTAATATATTCATATTGTTCAATCATCATCCCTGTTCAGCATATAAATTATGCAAGACATAATGGCAACGCCTAGCGTGCTGAAGATCGCTAATAAAATTATTGTCAATATCTCTTTCATCTTGCTTTTCCTATATAATCAAAGTTGGGTATCAGAAAACTCTCCAACATCAACTCCTCCATTTGATTTATTCTGATACCCTCTTGTGTTTTTAAAAATATGCATGGCAACACTTGGCTCAACACAATTTCTCAATAATTTCCTTTTGTCCTTTATTTTATATTTATCTAAATTTATTCCTTTTAGTTTTTGCAAAGATTCAACAGTACCGCCTCTATGACCTCTTGTTTTGATAGAAAAATCAGCAAACTCTACATTTGACCACCATATATGTTTTGCCATTACCCTTCCTTTAATTAAAGGCTCATAATAAGGTATTGTATTTTCAACAACATATTCACCATCAAACCACTTATCTAATAATATTATTTCTTCATATAGTTTTAGATCAGGGTATAAGGGTTTTACTTTTGCATACTTCCTATCTGCTAAAAATCCTATGTTATATCTTAATTGACTATGACTAGGACAAGGCGGACTAGACCATATAAAATCAAAATCATTCATATTGTTAATTAAATATTCATGTGCATCTGCTACAACCACTTTGTCGTTGGGAAACAAATCAGCATAAACATCGGCAATATCTTTATCTATTTCTACTGCTGTAACATCAATATCCTTCCAAAGCAGCCTATTACCGCCAATGCCTGCATATAGATTTAAAACTTTCACTCTAAATTCCTCTTAATTTATTCTAATACCCAAATCATCCCCATTGATCTGCCATAGCATCTGCTATACCATGCCAAAATTTGCTTCTTGCTTTACCTCTCTCTTTAACAGGTAAACATGAAGTTTCCCAAAACCATTTTGACCATTTTCTGCCCGTACCACTATATACATATTCAGGCTCAACAATATTTGTATGCTGTAATTTTGGTAAATTTTGTAACCATAAACAAGTTGCTTTTGCTACAGGCTCGCCAAAGTGATAAGGATGAATTAATTGATCTGATTTCCTAATATAGGACGAAATAACACTAAGAGGATTTTCTATTGCTATTTTATTTATAGGTGCATCCATAAGTTTTCTTACAAACTCTATTGCATCATCCCTTAAATGCATTGGTTTATGACCACTTGTAAACCACCTAGCACCGCTGACTGATAAATGTGTACATGGTGGATGTGCAATCATTAAATCCCAACCATCATCTAAAATATCTAGGACATCACCTTGATAATGCTTGCCTTTAGATTCAGTTGGTAAAATATCACAACTAATAGCATCATGTCCTTTTTTACTAAAAGCATCCCTAACAATACCACTATATTCACAGGCCACTAAAACTTTCACTCTTGATTCCTCTTAATGTTTAAAGTTTTCCTTCTAACGCTGTAAGCTTCTTTGGCAGGAACAACCTTTTCCTCTTTAGCCTTATAATGTGTCATACCCCAATTGATACTAAACTCACCAACCCTAGCCTTGCTATGATTACCCATTGCTTCCATCAACCTCGCCATTGCGTTCTGTTTGCTCGCCTTTGCGTTCTTGATAGTTTCATCGCATAACATGATTTGCCTTGCGTGATCCTCATACAGCTTGTCAAGATCAACCACTTCATCTTCTGTAGCTTCAGGATGCACTAGCACGCCATCATTCCGCTTTTCATCAAGTATTTCAAAAGGAAAGTAATCCTCTTCTTTTACTCTTCTATTCCAATCTTCTACTGCTGTTCTAAGTTTAGCTGCAAAAGCAGGATCACGCTTATAGACAAACAAGCGGAAATCTGTAGATTGATATAACACAACTAATAATCCCCAGTCTACGCTTGCACACTCCATTTGTGCTTGCATCTGTAATACACCACGCCATAAAGCAGGTGTATCTTCTGCATAGTCTCTAGTGCATTTGCATTCAATGACGCCAGGACCATTTAGCTTCACCTCTGTTGCATTTGGTAAATGAATACCTCTACTGACATCCTCTTTAATTGTTATATTGTCTGCTTTCGCCATGCCATCTAATGATGCTTCAAATAAAAGATAAGGATGTTTAGCTACTACATTAATATTAGTCTGAATATCTGTCATACCTAATCTTTCGCATCCTTCGGTGATAAGAACAGGCTCTAGCACATCACCTGTTCTCTGTATATTAGTCTGCTCATATCTAGTTAGCTTGCCATGTTTGGCATCTATGCACCTTTTAAGTGCTTCATTCCTTGATCCATACTTATACTCATTAAATAAGTAGGGTGCTATAGATGCAGTAGCAATATCGTCTCTAGTTAGTTTTCCAACCATAAATCTGATCTCCCTATAGCAGGATCATATATGTCGCCTGTATACATTCCTGCACCACACATAACAGCTATGCAGATTTGTTGCAGATTATTCACTTTATATGATCTTAGATTTGTTTCATTAAGCCAATCATTTTCTTTTAAAAATGCCTTAAGATGCTTAGATTTTATAACCCAAGTTATTTCTGCTCCATCATCATCACAAATATATATTTTCATATTTCCCTTCCCTGTAGCTTTACAGACTTGATATAACTACGCTTACCTTTTGCAAGTTCGCGCAACATTCTTATCTTAGCCTCGTCATAATCTCTATATCTAGCGATCATCTTAAAGTCTTGCCTATGAGCGTTTTTCTTAGGCTCTTGCATAATCCAATAGTTAAATGTAGTTTCCATTTACGCCACCTCCTGCTGATCTAAAAACTCCTGATAAATATCAGGGTGCTTTTCTATAAATGTATCTACTGCTTTTTTAAGATCAGCAACCAAACTAAACTTGCAATATAAACATTCAACATTAATTGATTGATGCCCTATTCTAATGGGATGTCTATTTATAAAATCTGTTTTGCTAGTATTTATAAGGTAACACATAGAACCTAAACTATTACCTCTTCTCCCTCTACCTCTTTTCTTTTTTGACCACCACATTCGGCTATATTCAAAGCCTTTGTAATTTCTTGATTTTTCCACGTTAACTACTCCTTTTTTGTTAAACATATACATAGTATATACAAATATATAAATATATCAATAACTTTATAACTTATTTATTTTAGGTACTGAACTTAATTCTTCTAAGGTTTCTTGTAGGGTATCTATTTCAAAGGTGTCTGTTATCTGTTTATTTGTAAAGGTAAAGTAATTCTGCGTAGTGTTATTTGGTTGGAACTTGATACGCTTCCCTCTAGCACCAACGAATACAAAAGCGTAAATATCGCAATGATAGTGGCGATATACTTCAGACTTTGCTCTTGATGGTTCATGTGCAAATACATATTTTCCTTCTTTTGTTTCCTTTCGTGTTTTAACTTGTACTGTATATTTTGCTGACCCTAACTCAACGAGCAGATCGGCAGGGTGTTTGTCTTGCGTTGGATAACACCAATCGCAATACTCAAGCAAAAATGTTTGCACTAGGGATTCGCCTAATGCTCCTAGTCTTGAATTGCTTTGGTGCTGTTCGCTTGACTTTGACATTTGGCAAGCTCCTCACTATTAAATAATGCTCTTCTTCCCACCTGACTTGCGTATTTAGAATTTAGCAATTCTTTACTTGCTTCTTCCCATTGTCCTAGCTCCATATATGCTCTGGTTTTTCTAAATGACATCCATGCATTGATACCCATATTGAATACAAGATCAATGCAAACATATTGAGCTACAATCGGAAAGCTACGCCAAACCTTCCAATGCTTATCTAATTTATCTATGACCGCTTCAATATCATTGTTCAAAAGATATAGTGCTTCTTCCTCGCTAATACCATTGGCATCTAAATTTCTTCCTACACCCAAACTTAGGAATCCACTCGCACACTTATAAGGTTGAAGCACCATAGCTTCAAAATCTATCAAGCGATCTTTAATGATTTGTTTATCCATTACTTAGCAACGCCATTTATTTTTTCTACTGTTCTAAGGCCACCTAATCCCAACATTCCCATCAATACAGTCATTAAAGAAGCCATATCAAATTCAGGAAGTTGTGGTAATTGATAACCAAAGAAACCTGCAATAAATAAAATTAATGGTGCTAACACATAATGCCAAGCCATAGCAAAAGATAAACTCCAGCCAAGAAAGGGTCGCCAGCCCGCAACAAATATTGATCTATGACTAGCTTCGATCTTATTAATCTCTACTTGAGCCATATTTGCTTTATGCAGCTCTTGATCTAATTCATGTTGCAGCTTTGATTTTAAATCTTTATCAGCAACAAATTTATCCAATATTCTTGTTATCGGATCAATTAATTTATCAATCATATTACATAGATGTTTTGACTATTAAAGTAACTAAAGAAGCTACTATAGTTGTAAGACCACCAATGAGCCAAATCTTTATAGAATCAACTGAAGTTTGTAAAGCATCAGTTTTCTTATATATAGATCGCCACCTTTCTTGACATTCTTTTTCGTGAACTCTTAGATCAGCATGAACATCATTAGCGGTCTTTCTAGCCATTATTCTTCCTCTTGCTCCTCTTCTTCGGTTTCAAGAGTAGAACTAAAGGCTTCTATTAATCGCTTCTTATGATCGTTGGTTGTAACCCACTTATCATAATAAGCTTGCAGACCTGCAATCTCTCGACCAACAACATTTAACAAACCTGCTAGTTCTAGTTGTTCTGGCGTTAAATCTTCTGCTTTGTATTCCCTGTCATTAAAATTAATGATTACAGGATTCTCATTTGTAGTGTTTTCTTCACTCATACTTACTCTCCTAAAGTAATGGTTTCAGTTGTTGGATTTTCTAATTGTTCAATTTGAGAATCCAAGTTGCTTTCTAAATCAGCAACTGCATCTTCACCCATAGCAGCTTCAACCCAACCTTGTACCATAGCTTCTGTAACATCAGCTAGTGGTGTAAAGTTTTCAAGCTCTGCTGTGTTTAAAGATTGCGTGCCATAAGATGATGTAGATAAATCTCCTTCACCTTTAGAAACTCGCCAATGCACATTATAGATTACTCCTTCATGTCCATTATGTTCATGTGTATACACATCTATTGTTTTGCAATTCCATTCCATATTATTTCTCCTTTAAATTTGCAATTTCACTTTTTAATGATTCTATTTGTTTTTGTTGTTCTTGCACAGCTTTTATAAGTGGTGTAACAAGTTTACTGTAATCCATCATGTAATATCCATCTTTAGTTTGGCTTACTGCATTTGGCATAAACTCTTCAACCTCTTGTGCTATTAATCCTTCATCTGCATGATTATCAGATTTCCAATTATAAGCAACAGGATTAAGATTATTAATTACATCTAATCCTCTTGCTGATCCTGTAACATCTTTAAGTCTTGCATCTGAAGATGTGTTTAGCTGTATTCCTGTTGTACCATTTTGAGCTATTGATCCAATTTGCGTGCTACTTCTTCTAAATATACTAAATTCATAACCACCACTTGCACCATCATTATTATTATGAGTAACAATACCTGATCCGCCTTTTTCAAAAGTAAAGCCACCAACACCTTGATTTGATGTAGTTCCTAAAAGAACATTGCCTGAACCATCTAAAACAACTCTAAATGCATCATCAGTTTTATCACGAATAGCAATCTAAAGGAAAGAATCCGAAATGGATTTGGTACACTTCTGTAACAAATCCAAAAGAGGAGACTGAAGAGTATGGTGGGGA